GGTAACTTTGCCCTAGAGATGTTTCTATTCTTCATAAAGTTCAAGCGATTGGCATCAATTTTCAACTTTTCCTTCAAAGGGCGCGTGAGGAGTTTAGGAATAGATTCTACTTCAATACTTTCCCTCTCACAATAGAGGAGAATACCATCAATGTAGTTGACCTTTTCCCTCAATACAATCTTCTCTACCTCATAGGAGAAATGGGTGGGGGTGATAAACTTCTCCTCCAATACCTTATTAAGTTCTTCTTTACTCATAGTTCTTCTAGTTTGTCGTTTACAAATTTGGTAATGTATTGGTGAAGTAGTCTTGCATACTTCATTATATCACGCTCTTCATATACCACACACTCACCATTTTCACAAGCCATGATAATAACTAGATTCTTAGTCTTCAATCCTGTGAGTTCATACAACATACAAGCATATGCTGACGCCTGAACAAAGTAACCTTCAATCCACTCCCGTGGTTTAGGTTTGGCTGATGTCTTAAAGTCAATGATGGATAACTCGCCATTGTAATCAGCAATACAATCAGGAGTACCAGCGATACCAAGTTTCAAACTATACATTGCCTGTTCTTGGACAATGATATTGTCAATCTTATTCAACTCTGGTTTGGATATCTTAAATAGAAGGTCGGCAATAGGAACCTTTGCCTTTGGAACCTCTTCGTTTCTCAAATAGTGTTCAGTTAAGAGGTGCATGTCTGTACCCCTAGTGGTTGCTCTATTTGTTATACGATTAGCTTCCTCCTCACCGACCTTGGATCTCCACTTACGGAAGAAGTCTGCCTTCCAGTGTGAAGTTACAGAGGTCACTGACACTAGAGTGTGTAGTGTATCTCCGTCTGGTACTTTGTAATACCGAACCCCGTTGATAGGGTACCTCTCAAGGTTTGGTAAATCAATAGGGTTGTGAATAAATGGCATCATCTATAGTAAAGACAATACTATTATACCATACTAAATCTCAATACCAGACTCTGCCTTTGCTGTTAGATACTCTTTGACTAAACCACTACGGACAATATCATCTAGACCAAACTCAATCTTACTGATAGAGGGCATTCTTTCTAGAATAGCCATGAAGTCCATGATACCTGTTCTCTCTGATGCCTTGGTAAGGTCAGACTGAGTTGCATCACCACAGAAGTGAATCTTAGTATCCTCACCAACACGAGTCATGATTGAATCAAGTTCGTGTGCGTTGAGGTTCTGGAACTCATCTACAATAATGATAGCCTTATCTAATGTAGTACCACGAAGGAATGAAGTACTCCAGAAACTTAGAGTCTCTTGTGACTTTAGGTTTCCATATAACATTTCAAAGTCAGAGTCTGTCTGCATTGCAAACATATACTTCACCATATTCTTATATGGAATCTGATAGATAGCTACCTTATCATCATGATCACCGGGAAGGAAACCAATCTCTCTGGTTGCTACAAGAGACCTGACGAGATATACTTTCTCATATGGTGACCTTTCATCTAATACTTCTTTCAGTGCCTTGTAGAGGGTTACAAAGGTCTTACCAGTACCAGCAGAACCATAGGCAACAATGTGTTGTCCCTTGTCATACTCATCGAATAACAACTTCTGGTTATCCGTCATAGGTTCAATCTTGGTGAGGAAGTCACTATTGATTGGTTTCTTCCTCTTCATCTGCTTGGTAGTAAGTCCTACCCCAATGTTGGAGTTCGCAGATGTTCTTTTCTTTCTAGCGGGCATAATAACTATAAAATAATACTAAAAAATTAGAGCTTCTTGACTCGGGAGCCTCTCTGTGAGGCGGCTACACCCAGTACATCATTCCAACCTGGTGCCTTCTTCCTTAGAGTGTCTCTCCAGTCACCAATCTCACCTCCACCAGCACATCCCTGTGACCAGTCACGAACCCAAGGTTTGTTGTCATCATACCATTGCTGGATTTCATGGACACTAACCTCGATAACTTTAGTCTCACCAGTTTCCGTGTTCTTCACATCAAATTGTGCCAAAATAGTCCTCCATTAGACATAAAAATATTTAGGGGGCAAGTCTTGCCCTGTGTAGTCGTTTCTCTGAGTAGTATTCAAAGATTTCAGGAACCCAAGTTTTGGTAGGTTCAATCATTGCCTCACATAGTGCTTGGATTTCTAACTGAGCGTCCAGTTTAGCACGAAGGTCTAAGAAGTGTAGAAGAGAACGAAGACTAAAGGTAACTACAAAGTTCTGACGAATGTTCTGTGGTAGATAATCACGAGCGTGTTCTTCTGACACACCATTCTCATATTGTCTAGCAAATCTTTCAGATGATGCCTGACAGAGACCTAACTGAGTCTGATAGTCTGCTTCTATCCACTCATACTTCTTTCCCTTTCTATTTGTATAGAAACCAGGAGGTCTCACATAGAATACTGACTGGGGTGATAGTTCTCCAGATGCAACCTTTAGTACTCTCTTACAGGTATATCGTTGTGACTGAACATCAAAACTAATACCCACTCTATGGGTTCTTGCCTGAACAATAACATTATGAACGAACCCACTACAGGAGAATGTGATAGAGGGGTGTTCTAGGGGTCCCCAGTGTCCTCTCTCGTTCGCTAAGAGTTGTTCAATAACCCAAGCACCACACTCCTTCTCTTGGGGAATGTTAGTATCTTCAATGGGTAGTTCACTATAGTCATTCTTACCACCCATAAACACAAGTTGTTGTGGGTTAGGAGTACAACGGATCATCTCAACTTTCTGGAGAGGATCTAACTTTAGGAGTGTATCTGCCTTGACTGGTTTCATAGATCGTCTGTCACTTCAGGATAAAGGTTTGTTGTAGTCATTGGGATTTCTGTTTCCTCTGAATACTGAGTTTCACTTACTTTGAAAGTTTCACCCTTAGTATATACTTCTGATTTTAGTTCATCAATAAGAACCTCTATGGATTGAATGAGAAACTTTACTTTGTCTGTGTCCATGATGATAGAATACTTGGTTATATTATAGCACAAAAAAAGGGAAGAAACAAGTTCTTCCCTCTTCTACACTATTCAGTTAGGACTCACTTGTTATAAGTGCGTCCGCGGTAGCAGAAAGTGCCGTGAGTCTCTTTGGACTCTACACAACGAGTAGAATACTCAACACCACGATAGGCGGTGTGAAGGATTTGAGCGTTGTGAAGTGCGGCAGCTTTGTTGATCTGCTTTTTGATGAGTGCGAGAGTGTTCATAGTAGTACTCCTGAAGTTGAGGTTAGCTAAAACCCGTTCCTTCAGTCGTTTGCGTCTTGTGGATCATTATTTCCATTTGGTTGACCACAAACGAATTTGCTGCCAATGGATGATCCACAAGATGAACGAACCGTTCCGCGACTTACTTGCGACCCACCGAAGTGGGTTGAACGTGTGGATATTATAACATATCCTTTGTATTTATGTCAACGCCCTCCCCATTGGATCTCGGGGAATGCCGCTTCTACCACCTCAAAGGGAACCTTATACTTGGTTTCAAGTTCCTTATCCTTGACTAGGATAAGGATTTCTGCTTCTAGGGGATGAACTGACTCTAGAAGGTTGATAAACATCATCTCACGACGTGTTTTGGATAAACCACCATTACCACCTTCAACAAAATGATAGAGGTTCTTCCATTGTGCTCTTAGTGTAGTCTTAGCGTTGGCATCAGTAGAACCAAGTGAGAAACTACCATTCTCATACATCTGACGTGAAGACTCTTCAATCTTGTCAGTTAGTGTTCCACTATACACATGTTGCTCTTCATATCCAGAGTAAGGAACCTCACCTGGTGGTAGTGCAGACTCTACAGTCTCATCAAAGTTCCAGATGAATAGTGCCTTTAGAGCGCCACACCCATATCTCTGAAGAACCTCTACCTTCTTTTCAGTACCCCTAGTACGAGATGCCATATCAAGAATCTCAAACATCAAAGGATTGTTTGGTAGGGAGGTAGGAACTTTAGGTGCCGCTGGTTTGCGTGCCTTTCGTGCGCTACGCGGTTTCTTGGTTTCTGTCGCTTCTGTCATAATGTTTTCCAAAAAGTAATAGTTTAATCCTCTTCACCAATCCACTCTCCATCCTGACCATAGCTATGCTCAAAACGAATAGCAAGAATTTCATCTGGTAGTACGTTTCCTTCTTCATCGTAGAATTCAGGATGATTGGGTAGCTGGGAGGCTTGTATTGATAGGTACCCATAAGCTAGGTACCCAATAACACCACCTAGGAGGAGGAACATTTGGAGTAGGATAACCCCAAACACAATTGATACGGTAAGCATCTTAATAGCCTCCTATTTTTAGTTATTTATACCTCTAACCTCATTATTATAACATACCTTGTTCTTTTAGAAATTTAACAGTTTCACTAGCACCACCTAGTACTATTCCTTCATTATTAACTACTCTGGGGAAAGTAGTTCTACCAAATTGTTCCATAAACTCTACTCTAGTGAAATCTAGACCTAAAGTCTTTTTAGTGTATGGAATATTCTTTAAATCAAATACATTCTCAATGGCTTTACAATGAGAACAATTTAGTTTGGAGTATACGGTGTACATAATATAGTACTCTTACGTTATATTTATTATATCATACTAGGTCTTGATACAGTACATAAGAGCGACGTTGCGT